TTACTCCGTGGCTCGCGCTTTTTTGGTCTTGCGTCGGTCGTACACCTGGCGAACCATCCGGTCGCTACTATGCCCGGTCGCGTTGGTGATGGTCTCGTCCCCGTCGTCAACCCGGTCCGTGACCGCCGCCGGGCGCATGTCCTTCAGGGTGAACCTGGCAAACTCGATGCCCTCGGCCTCGGCCTTCTTGCGGGCGTGTTCCATAAGCCGGCGCAGATTCGTGTTCCAGCCGCTGGTAGTGTAGGGCTGTCCGTCGCTGTTGCCGAACACGTACAGGCTCGTGGTGCGCTGGAGGGCCAGGGCTTCGTCGATCACAGCGCGCAATTCAGTTGACCATTCGATCAGCTTGAAGCGTTCCGCTCGGCCCTTCTTCCGCTTGCCCACGGCCATCTCCATGCCGCTCGGCGTTATCGCCTGGCGCATGACCTTCCGCATCTCGTCCGGGCGGCTGACGGTCAGGTAGGCGGCTCGCAGGCATAGCGCCGCTACCACGTACATGCCGCCGCGCTCCCGTGCCACACGCACCACCAGGTCAAGCTCGGCCGGGGTCACGTAGCGCGTGTCGGGCCTGGTCTTGTTGTACTTGATGTCGCGGCAGGGGTTCGTCTCCAGCACCCCTTTGCGGCGCCCGAACTCGAGCACGGCGGAGAGCAGCGCGATTTCCTTGTTCGCCTTGGCGGGCGCCCCCTCCGCGGCCCGGCCGTCCAGGTACTTGTAGATATGGACGGGCTTGATCGATGCCGGCTTCACCTTGCCGAAGCTCTTGAGAATTCGTTTGGCCTCGTTGTGTTCATTTTCGTCCAGCGTGCTGTCCGCCTTGCGATCCTCGCTGTCGACTGGTAGCCCGCGCTGCCAAGCAAAGTAACGCCGGAACAGCGCTTCGGTTTCGCCACCTTCGACTGGTGCGCCGTTGAGCTCGTTGGCGCGGTCGATTGCTTCCGTGCGGATACGCGCACGCGTAACCGGGTCGTTCACTTGCGCGGTTAGGCGAAAGGCCCATGTGCCATCCGGCAGCTTGTAGCCGTAGCTCACCTTGAACTTGCCGACGCGTTCGTACAGACGGAACGGCATGCCGTCCGGTGATTTTCTTCTTCCGATCATTGCCTAAACATGCTGAAGTCAGGTTCCGCCTCGACGACTGGTGTCGGGCCGGGCGCGGCGGTGCCGCTCATGCGCGCGTCATGATACGCGCGGCTGACGCGCGGGAAGCCGCGCAGGTTGGGTTCGAACGGCCACTGGTGCCGCTCCAGATAGCGGCGCATGCATGCGAAGCTGGTCGATGCGCAACCGATCAGCTCCGCCAGTTCGACCGCGGTCAGATAGCTGGTCGGCATACGTTGCTCCTTTCCTCTCCCTGGCCGCCGTCGAGCTGGGCGGCGCGCTGTACGGCAGCGCACGGACCTTCGTGGCCGGTCGCGCGCGTGCAATGCCAGCCAGCGGGCGGCGCAGTGCAAACTGCCGGCTTAGATGCTTGTCGCAGGTCGTCGGCCAATTCGACCAGGGTGCTGTGGTAATCACGACCAGCCTCTCCGTAGTGGAACGAGACAGCGCCGGTGTCAGGCTCGTGGCTTGCATGGTCCTGCAAATACTGCTCGGCGCGCTTGTCGATGAATTCGGCAGCGGCGCGCATGTCGGGCGGCGCTTCCGGTGTGCCGGGGGCGCTAGGGGCGGCTGAGCGCTCGATCCGTCCCGCGGCCTCGCCCAGCAGCGTGAAGAGGATGCCGCGCACGTCCCGGGCCGGCTGCTCGAATGCGTCGGGGTGGCCCAGCGCCTTCATCAGGCGGCGCAGGCGCGTCATCTCGCCATCGTCCAGCGCGCCAGGTGCTGCGGCTTGCTGGGCGCGCGACTGCTCGCGGCATGCAGCGCAGAAGCCTTCCGCCGGATCGCAGTGAGTCGGCGCTTCGGCCTTCGCGGCAAGACGGTAGTAGCCGCCGCGTCCCGCGCAGGTCGAGCAATCCGGATGCTCGCAGCAGGTGCGGAACTCGCCCGTAGGCTGTGCGCCTTGGGACTGAGCGGCGAGGGCCGCTTGCCACCCTGCCCATGAGTTGTTGGTGTAGTCGCTCCAGTATTCCAGCCCCGACTGATTGCCGCCGTGTTTAGCCTGAGCGCGGTGCGCTGCTACGCTAAAGTGACGGTGGTGCCACGCCTCGAAGGCCGCACGCTGCTCCTCCGCTGGCGTGGTGATTGGAGCTTCGACCAGGCTGTCGAAGTGGCGCAGCAGAGCGGTACGATACTGTCCGAGCGACTGAAACGTGATCGCGTACGAGTCGTTGGCGATGAGCTGGCGCACCGCCTGCAATGTCATATGGGTCATGCTGGGGTTCCTTCCTTATTCGTTGGTCGTACTTCGATTTCGCTGCTGTCAATGCCGCCCGCCATGCCGGCCAGGTAGACGGTCATCGAGATGTGCCCGCCGTCGCGGTTGGCGGTCAGGCACGTGATGAAGTGGTTCTTCCCCTGATACAGCACTGGCCGCGCGCAATGCATAGACTTGAGCAACAGCAGATGCGCGCGGTAGGCGGCCGGGTCATTCGGCTCGTCCTGGTTAGTCGGTACTGGTCCGGTCACGCGGCCTCCTTGACCTGGTTGGCTGCGGCTCGCACGCACGACGCGCACGCGCCGTACTCGACGAGCTGCTTGGCCGTGACGACCTTCCCGCATGCACAGCGCCGACGGCGCAGCGATACTGGCCGCTCAGTTGCGGTCTGTTCGCGGTAGATGTCGGTGCGGACTCGGCTTGGGGCTCCCCATTTCATGCTAAGATTTCCTTATGAAAAGAATCATTTCTTGGATGGCTAAGCCCGGCGTGGGCTGGAAGTTTTCAGCTCTCATCTGCGCTGTACTACTCTTTGCTGGGTGGCTTTCCGGCTTGACTTCGTCTGAATGGGCTAGCTGGGTTCAAGCGGTTGGGTCTATTGCGGCGATCGTTGGCAGTTTTGCGCTTGCCCGCTACGAGAATCGGAAGGCCGATGAGGCGCAAAAGACGAGAGATCTGATGCGCGAAGTCGAGCTTGCTCAAGCAGCGCTTGGGCTCGGCAATGACGTAGAGCATGCTCTGTCTGACGTGGTAAAAAGGATGGGCAATCGGCGGACGCGCAGTCGAAAAATCAGCCAAGAGCGCTTGCTTCAAATTCAAAGAGCGCTTGAAACATTTACGCAAAGAGAACTCTCTCCATTCCTGCTTAAACAAGTGCTCGTCTTGCAGCGTGAAGTTGCTTATTCGTTGGGAGGCATTCGTGAACTCGGTATTCGGGCAGCCTCCGAGGAAAGACGCCATTACGCTGAATGCCGATTGCTTGCTGTCAAATCGTGCAAGCACCAGATCAACGGTCATCTTGGTGCTCAGTGTGAAGCACTGATCCGTCATGGCTGATCGTTGGTTTTTGAGTGAGAGAAGAACACCTCAACCTCCGCCACAGCTCGGTTGAAGCGCTGTAGCGGAATGCGATGCAAGGCGGCGTCGATGTTCGCGACGACCTGGCGCAGGCCAGCGGCCTCCTCGCGCTCCACGGTGATCGCACCAGACTGCTCGTACCGGTCGCAGATCGTGTTCATCAGCGCGGTGCCGGGTGCCAGGAGGTCGGGGCGCATGCCGGCGCGATCGAGCGCGGCCAGCATCTTCGACAGGGTGTTGTAGGCGTCGACGGTCGGACGGAGGGCGAGCAGCTCCCCCGCCATGCGGATCTCCAGTGCGAGCCGGTCGCGGGTAGCTGTCACCATTGGCACGTTCGCCTTGGCTTGGAACGCGGTTAGGCGATGGAATCGACGCATGGCGGGCTCGCTGATTACGGCTTGCCGATGAGGACGGGGAAGCCGCTTTCGGTCGCCTTGAACACGTATGCGGCGAATGCATCTTCGATGGCGTTCTCGACGCGATCCAGTTCGTACCAGAACTTGACCTTGCCGCCGCCCAAGCGGTACTTCAAGCGGGCGCGCACCTTATAGCCATCGCCGTTCTTGAAGAGGCGCAAGCCAAGGGCGAATTCGCGCGGGATCATGACATCGCCAGCCCCGGCGCGGGCGTCGATGTTCTCGGTGTACGACAGCTGGACCTGACCGTTGTCGAGCCGGCGATGCGAGCTGAACGCGACCTCGGTCTTTGCTTGCAGTGTCAGCGCAACCTGCAGCATGGTCTCGCCGCTCGGCTCGCTAATGTCTGCCACATTGTCTTCAAGGAAGATGGCAAATTCTTCCTGATCCATCACCTTGCGATCGTTCTTGTGCCAGCCGGCGAACTCGCGGCTCAGCTCCGCGGTGTAGCTGACGCGGAAGTCGCGCCAGCCCGGGATGTTGGCGTCGCCCTGGCGGTGATCATTCAGCACGGCCGTCAGGGTGCGCGTGTCCGGGTGGGCGTAAATGTAGCAGCTGTCACGCTTGGCTTGGTCGGTAACGAATTGGAGGAAGCTTGCGATATCGGACAGGACAATGGTGCCGCTCTTGCGATGCGGCTCGGGCAGTGCGCTTTCGATCGCCTTGGTAACGTCGTGGTGGCGGTACTCAGGTGGCAGAATCAGGAAATGCGCATCGCCGACCGAGCGCACATTCGATGCGGCGACGGTCAGGGCGCCCAGCTGCTCGATCGTGGACTTGCTAATGTCGAGGTACTCCTGGGCGGTGGCAGCGGCCAGCTGGCCGGCGACGACGCCGGGTGCGGTCGTGTTCTTGGATTCGTTCATGATGCTTCTTTCAGTTGAAGTGGCTGGGCCGCAGGTGCTTCGCGGAGTTCAAGGGACTGCTGACGGGGATGCTTGCGCGAGAGCTCGTTGTCATCGGTGACCCAGAAGAAGTCTTCGCCGCGCTCGGGTTTCGGCAAGTCGACCTTGACGACGTCGGTGATGATCACCTTGTCCACGTCCTTGCCGCGGGCACCCGGCTTGACCTTCAGCTGCAAGGTCAGGGTGCCGCCCTTGCCGGTATCCTTGACCGCGGCGAGCAGGTCGGCCAGGCCGCCCGACAGTTCCGAGTGCGCGCGACCGTCGCGAAGGTCCTGCAGGAACACGCCGAATGCCTGGGCGCTCATGCGGCCTCCAGCAGCTGCAGCTCGTTGACAGGGACGCGCCACGGCGCGCCGTCCAGGGTGCCGGTGACGCGCACGAAGGCGACCTTCGCGCCGTTGCCGATGTCCTGCATGATCTGCTGGACGGTGCCTTGCTGCGGGCCGGCTTCGCTGTCGAACTTGACGGGCGAGCCGGGGCCAATGGTTTTGCGGTCCATGGTGGTCCTTTCAGGTGGTGGTGTTATAAGAAGCTGCGTTCGCGAGTAGCGTGTGCAGGTCGTCGCTGTGAGCGACCTCGTTCGGGATCGAGACGACCAGGCTGAGAGTGCGGTGCGTGTAGCCATCGACAGCGGGAATGTCCGCGACACGCGCGTTTGCGACCAGCCAGGCGACGATGAACTTGTCAGCCGGCTTGCGCGGCGCATTGCTGCGCGCGAGCGCCTTCGGCGTGACCTTTTCCTTGCCCTCGGCGCGAGCCTGCTCCAGGCCTTCCTGGATGACCGCGCCGGCCTTGCTGCCGTGCTGCTTGACCGCCTTGAGCGCAGCGGTGCCCGAGATCTGACCGGCGTTGACCAGCTGGTGCACGTCGCTGTTCGCTTCGGCCAGCTGGATCATGTCCTTGACGTGCTGAACCGACTTGCCGCGGCGGTTGGCGATCTGCGGCTCGGTCCAGCCGTAGCCGATCAGCTTGCGATACTGGACGCCCAGTTGCAGCGGCGTCAGCGCGAGGCCGCTCGCACTCGTGATCATGTGTGCGACGCGGTCGGCGTCGTTGCCCCGGAAGTGGCGCACGTCCAGGGACTTGATGTCGAAGCCTGCTGCGATGTTCTGCAGCGACGCCGCGTGTCGGTGGTGGCCATCGACGATGATGATGCGGCCGTCCTCGACGCGCACTTCGAGCGGAGGGAAGGTGGCGCCATTGCGCTGGGCCAGGGCCATCTCGTTCACGTGGTCCGCGTTGAGTGGGCGGGCGTTGAAGCCTTCCTCGACCTCCAGCACGCGCGGGTCGACCGCGAAGGCTGTCACCTTGGAGACGGTCGGATTGTTCTTGTCCTCGGCGGCGACTTTCAACGAGACGAAATCGGCTTTCGGGGTGAGGCTGTTCGGTGTTGTCATCTGGTGGTCAATCTTGGTCGTTGGCCTGCAGCTTCTTCACATCGACCCGCGCTCGGCGCTGCATGTGCCGGCGGGCGACGACCTCCAAGATGATCTTGAGGGCCGGGTTCTTGAGCATCTCGTCCAGTTGGGCGTCGGCGTCGAGCGCGCGGTGCGCGATTTCGAGGGCTGCGCGGTCTGGCGAGATGCGTTGCATGGCTATCTCCTGGGCATGCGGTGCTGGCGTGCCAGGCGCACGGATAGGAGGAACGGCTTGCCGATGAAGCGGTAGTAGCGGTAGAGAGCGAGGAATCCCATGTCACGCCGCCTGAATGGACATCAGCGGGAACGCCGGGGCGACTCGGGTCGGCTCGGGGCTGTCCAGCAGCCCCCAGAGCATCGCGTCAAGTTCATGGTCGCCAAGCGATTCCATCGAGGCCGAGAGCCGGGCAACGAAATTAGCCAGGCGGCGTTCTTCGTCTGCCGGGGCATCTTTTGATGCATTGGCAGCGCAGCGCTTGATCGCGTCGCGGAAGGCGGATGCGGGGATCATTGAGCGGCCTCGGCGTTGTGACGCGCCCAAATCGCCTTACCTTCATCCACGCCAGCATGGAATGCGTCGAAATCCACCGTACCTGGTGCGTAAGGGCGAGCAAGTGGGGTGTTGGTAGCGCGGCTGGCGAGCAGGCTGAAGGCGCCCAGCTTGTAGGGATAGCTGCGCGGATCGCGAGGGCGGTCATAAGCTGCCTTCATGAGGCGGTCGACCAGTTCGTTACCACACTTTGGCCATACGGTTGGCGTAGCGGTGGAGCTCATGCGCGCACCTGGCGATCAGTGACGCTGATACCGCATGGGACGCTCGCAAACTGAGTTGCGGCGAGTTCAGCAGCCTCCGCGGTCGAGCCGGCTGGGATGTTGCAGACGTGGGCTGCGCGGGCAGTCCGGACAATGACGCGGTAGGTGTACATGTGCGCTCCATCAAGTTGATGGAGGCAACTATACACGAATGGATAATTTAAGCAATACGCGAATGAATAATTTTAGTTGCAAAAAAGCCCCTTGTAGTATTCCTGGGGCTTACGCGTGGATAGGTGAACGTGTCAGCTAGTGATGGGTACAAGAGGGATACCGCAATGCTTACACCTGCGAGCGTCTTTGTAGACAAACTCGCGGCAATCCGGACATCGAACATGGGTGTCTGGCGACGGTGCGTTGGGACCGCGCGGGGGAGCTTTCTGCGATGGCAAGATTGCTACAAGGAGCAGTGCAATCAGGCTGAATAAACTTCCAAGGATGAACCAGCCAAATCCTGATCGACCTCGCGAGCTGGCTACCATAGCTGTGGCGATGGCCACAACCAGCCAAAAAATCAACAATTCCATTATTATCCCCTATCTTTTACTTTGCTCTTAGAACGGCAGCTCGTCGCCCTCATCGGCCGCAGCAACGCTCAGATCGATTCCTTTGAGCTCAAGGTACTCCAGCTGGATTAACACGAGTAGCATATGCGTTTCGAAAGTTGCGTAGGCGCGAAACCCATTTTTCTCTACCGAAACTAACATAATTGGATGGCACCGGAAATAGGGCTGCAGCCGCGTTAACATCTTAGGCCCGTTCGACTGATCGGTGTAGATGGAGGGAACAATTGCGACTAACACTGGCGACCCGTACGGAGTCACCTCGGCAACCTGCACCTTCATCAGATGAAGTTTTCCACCGCGGTGATAACTCGTCCAATTATTTCAGTGCTTTCGTCGACCGGCCGACTACGGAATTCTGGCAGCTTGTTGTCGGAAGTTAGGAACCACTGTCCGCCATTAAGCTCCAGTCGTTTGACGCACGGCCGATCATTGTGGTTCACGGCATAGAGCTTCCCGTCTATAAGGTTCCGAGGATCGTTGTCGGCCGTATTGACAATTACTATATGCCCTCTTTTAAGGGTGGGATACATGCTTTCGCCTGTAACCCGAATCGCAATCAACTTTGATGGGGAAAGCCTCTTGCCTTCCACCCATGACAGCGGAAGGCTTAACATTGCGTGGTCCTCGTATTCAACATCTCCTCCGTGCCCGTCAATGCCGGCATGGATGTACCGCGAAACCACGCGAACGCCAACAAACTTACTTGTTTCTGCACTGACTGATACCTCAATGATCTCGCCCTCCGCTTGCGAGAGGGCGGGAGCACGTTCCATTGGCCCTGTGCCATCAGTCAGCCATTGTGCTGCGACGTTACAAGCTGCAGCCAGGGCGGCGATCGTGTTTGTCTCCGGCCCTTTTTTTCCGGTCCCCTTCAGGATCCGGTTGATGGTGGGCTGAGGAACGCCAGAGGCACGAGCCAGCGCACTCTGGGACGGGATTCCGGCCTGGTGCATGGCTTTGTCTAGTCTGGTCGATATGTTCATCCCAAAACTATACGCGCGCGTATATGTCGGATACAACAAGCTATTCATTTGAGTATTGCGCATCTATTCATTCGCGTATATGCTGTGAGGTATGGACAAAGACCCCTCAACCCTTCTCAGGGAAGTCAAGTCGGCGACGGGCTGGAGTGAAACCCGCCTCGCGTCGGAACTGAAGACTTCTCAGCCGACTGTGAATCGAATCCTCAACGGTCAAGCTCGATGTCTGAGCACGACACTGGGAGCGATCGCTGGACTCCATGCTCAGAAGTGTGGCCGCAGTCATCGCCGGTCATCTGACGGGGAGGTAATGGTCGCGGCTGCACCGCCGAGTTCGTAAGTCCACGTCAGATCTTCTCCCGTCGACGTAGCCGAAAGCGTCAACAGCACTCCCGACTTGACGAAGAGCGTCATTTGAAGAACAAGCCCGGCAGTCCGTGGATAACGGGCGCAAGTATCTGCATCTTGAAAGTTGCACATAGGAAATTTTTCGTCGACAAGGTTGCCCAAGGTTACAGCTCTTGATCGAATCGCAACACCCAAGGAATGGAAGGAAACACTGTGGATTTATTGTCCGCTTACCAAGAGATGATCAAGGTCCACGGATGGGCCGGAACTGCAGCCACCCTAGGAATGGCGCGTTCGGCGCTTGAGGCGCGGGTGTACGAAGTCAAGGGCAGCGGCATGCGCGTTACCACTGCATTGCTGATCCAGGCGCATGCCGGCACCACGCACTTTGCCCAGGCCGTGGCAGCTGCAAGCGGCGGGGTCTTCATCCAGTTGCCGGAAGGCGAGGGCGCCACCGACGAAGCGCTGCATGGCAAGTTCCATGAGCTGTACGTCGAGCTGGGCCGCCTGTCGGCGACGTACACGGCCGCAATAGCCGACGGTGAGATCAATCGACGTGAGCGCGCGGATCTCGAAGAGATCGCCCAGCAGATGCATAAGACCACCCAGGAGCTGATGGTCCTGATGTTCCAGATTTACTGCCGGCCAGTCGTGGCCGGCGTTCCATCGAATCGTTCCAATGACAGTTGACTTGCAACAAAACGAGCCAGTGGTCCAGGTGGAGTGGGAGCTGTGCACTGAAGCGCCGAACTCGCGAAGCCAGGCAGAAAAAGCGCGAATCCTCGCGCACCTCCAATGCATGCTGGCCGAGGCCCGCGCGATGAAGGGAGCAGATCATGCTAACGCGTGAGGAAGTCATCCAGCAAATGGCGGCAGAGGGTTTACCTCGGCTGCCGGACGGCCATCCCGTCCTGAACGGCAAAGCACAACGGTTCGGCCCAAAGAAAAAGGCATGGTACGTCCTGCGCGAGATTGAGCTCAAGTCGGGTCGCAAGATCGTGACTGGCGCCTTCGGTGTTTGGCAAGGACAAAACCCGAACTCGATCCCGGTCACAATGGACTGGGCCGGCCTGTCGCCGGAAGAGCGAGCGGAAGCCGAGCGCAAGCAGGCAGCGCACGAACGCGCGGAGGCGGAGCGCAAGCAGCGCAAGGCCGAGCTGGCTGCCGGCCGCGCCCGCCAGGCGTGGGCCGAGGCGGCAGACAGTGACCAGCCGTCGGCATACCTGGCACGAAAGCGCGTCCAGAGTGAGAAAACGCGCGTCGACCAGGATGGTGTTCTGCTGGTGCCGGTGATGAAGTATTGCGAAGCGGGTGCCACACTGGCCGGTCTCCAGCGCATTCAGCCGGACGGTGAGAAGCGGTTCAGTAGTGGTATCGATATGGTTGGCGGTGCCTGCCTGCTCGGTCGCCTGAGCGCGGAAACGCGGCTGATCGAAATCGGCGAAGGCTACGCGACCTGCGAGACGGCACGCATGGCGACCGATTTCGACACGCCAGCCATGGTCGCGTTCAATGCCGGCAACCTGCTGCCGGTCGCAAAGCAGCTGCGCGCGGACTTCCCCGATGCTCACTTGCTGTTCCTGGCCGACGACGACATGCGCGTCGTCGCGCGCCTCGGCGAGTTCCTGCTCAAGGAGTACGACACCGAGTGGGAGCCGGTCATCGACGGCGAGGACCACGATCTGGTGAGCGCCGGCGGCGACAGCGTTTGCGTCCGTGCCACCTGGCGCGAGGACTCGACCAAGACGCCTTACATTGAGGCCGATGTGCGCGCGGGCCGGCGCGTCCAGCAGCTCAAGTTCGAGAATGCTGGCGTGTCCCGTTCGCGTGCGGCCGCTCGTGCCGTGGGCAATGCGTCCGTGGTGATCCCCGTATTTGCCAGCCGCGCCGACGACAGCAAAGATTCCGACTTCAATGACCTGTACCTGGCCGAATCACTGGACGTCGTCCGTGAGCAGATCCTGGCGGCGCGCTCCAGTGCCCTCACTGTTACCGAGGGACCGCAGCCGACCGAGGCGGGCGAAGAGCCTCCAGCCTACTTGAGCGAAGCGCCGCGGCCTGACGCGCCTCCTGCCGATGAGTCGCAGGATATCCAGGCTGACATGCGCGCGCCCACGCTAGAAATCCTGTTGGAACACTTTCAGCTCATCTACCCCACGACCGACGTGTGGGATAGCAGGCGCAAGCAGCGGTTGAAGAAATCGGCGTTCACGGCCTGGGTCGGTAAAGAGCTGGCCGCCGGCTGGGAGAAGTCGACCAGTCGCCGCACCATCATGCGTGATTCCCTGCCCACCCTGGTCGGCGGCAAGGCCGTCGAAGGTAACGGCAGCGGCGGCAAGCTGGGCGAGATGCTCGACAACCTCACGCTTCTGCGCGGTACCGAGACCGTATGGGACGCGATCGGCCAGCAGGTGATGTCTCTGGGCGCGGTGCGCGCCGACTACACGGCCGAGTTGACCGGCAAATGGCAGGAGCATGCCCAGCGCAAGACCATCGAGGCGCGCAACCTGGTGTTCGACCCGACGCAGCTGGCCGATCCGGTCAGCCACGTAAACATCTTCCTGGGCTGGCCGCTCAAGCCGAGGCACGATCCCGAGCTTATCAAGCCGATCCTCGCGCTCCTGGCATCGCTGTGCGACGCTGAGGATCGCGCCGACGAATACATGGAGTGGATCCTGCGCTGGCTGGCGTATCCGTTGCAGCATCCAGGCGCCAAGATGCAGACGGCGCTGCTGATGTTCGGCGAGAAGCAGGGCACCGGCAAGTCGCTGTTCTTCGAGGGCGTGATGCTTCCGATCTTCGGCGACTACGGCACGGTGGCCAGTCAACACCAGTTGGACTCGACCTTCACGTCGTGGCGCAGCAAGAAGCTGTTCGTCCTGTTCGAGGAGGTGCTGTCGCGAGATGACAAGTACAGCCACAACGGCACGCTCAAGTACATGATCACCGGCAAGACCATGAACATCAACGAGAAGAACCTGCCGGCCCGGGACGAGCGCAACCACATGAACTCGGTGTTCCTCTCGAACGAGCCGCAGCCGATCCCAATCGAGCTGGAGGACAGGCGCTTCATGGTCATCGAGGCAAGGCGCAAGCAGGATCCGGCTTTTTACAACCAGGTCAAGGATGCGATCGCCAACGGCGCCATCGAAGCCTTCTACCACTTTCTGCTGACGCTGCCGCTGGACGACTTCAACGAGCATACCAAGCCGCCCATGACGCTGGCGAAGGAGCGGGTGATCGAGTTCGGCCTGGCGGGCTGGATGTCGTTCCACCGCGCCTGGAAGGACGGCTACCTGGATGCGCCGTACTGCTCCTGCCTGTCGGAGGACCTGTACATCATCTACAAGCGGTGGTGCGACAAGAGCGGGGAGAAGCCGCTCACCCTGTGCAAGTTCGCCGGCCTGATCGGTGGGCGTGAACACAAGGCCAAGAAGAGCGTGGCCGTCGACAGCAAGCACAAGAAGACCAGGATGGTGTTCGTGGTCGAGAACGCCGATTTCCCGCACCCATTGGACGAGCAGATCGCCAAGTTCCGGGAGCTGGGCAAGGTCCGTGCGGACCGAGCATTGCAGGGTTATGCAGAGTAGCAATCAAACCCTGCAAGCCGCAAACCCGCATGGATAGTGGGTTTCAGCAGGGTATGCAGGGTTAGCCGGGTTTTGCGCACGTAGGCGCGAATAGTAGTAGCAGGGCCGATGTGTTTTTTTTGACCGTCACATCATAAACAACCCTGCATGTGTGCATACCCTGCTAAGAGTCAGTATCCATGCGGGTTTCAGACTTGCAGGGTTTGCGAAGTAGGCGGCAAAGCCGGAATTGAAAGGAGCAGGGCATGAGGATGAGTTTGAAGAGCAGCTTCCCCACGGTGGCGAACCAGATCGCCGAGCTGGGCCGTCGCGGACCAATCGTTGCGGCCATCTCGCTGACGCGCACAGGCAAGGATGTGCAGGACGCCATCAAGGCCGAAATGCGCTCAGTGTTCGATCGCCCGACGACGTACGCCGTGAACGGCACATTTCTCAAGTCCGCCAACCGGAACCGCCTCGAGGCACGTGTATGGGTGAAAGATGACCCATGGGGCAAGGGCACGCCGGCCGACCGCTTCCTCGGTCCGCAGATCTTCGGCGGTTCGCGCGGTCAGAAGGGTATGGAGCGGATGCTGCAGGCGAACGGCATGATGCCGCAAGGCTGGTTCGCTGTTCCTGGCGCAGGTGCCGAGCTGGACGCGAACGGCAACGTCCGCCGCGGCCAGATCCGCCAGGTGCTGTCCCAGCTCAAGGTGCAGCACGGTGCAGGCTACGAGTCGCGTGCCAGCGGCAGCCAGCGCTCGAACCGCACCATCGCGCGCCAGGGCGTGACCTACTTCGTGCTCCCGAACGGTAACAAGGGCCTGCTGCCGGGCGTGTACATGAAGCGCAAGTTCGCTCACGGGACCGCCATCAAGCCTGTCTTCATCTTCGTCCAGCAGACCCAGTACCAAAAGCGCCTGCGCTTCCACGAGGTGGGCCAGGCAACCATCGACGCGCGCTTCCCGGTGCACTGGGAGACCGAACTCACCCGGCCGCGGCCGGGTGGCGGCAGCAGCTGATGCCGCGGCCAGCCCCCACCCCCGGGGGTTAGGTTCTTCCTAGGGTAGGGCGGGCAAGGGTAATTCAGGCCACGTCATCGCACTAGCGGAACCAAAAAACATTTTCCTGACAAACGACCTGACAACGAATCGACATGACGCAAAACCTGACAACCATCGCCGAGTGGGCCAAGCTGGTGGGCATCTCGCGCCAGTCCGCGTACGAAGCGGTGACCAGGTGCGGTATCCCGGTGACCGATAAGAAGGTTGACCCCGATTACGCGACCCACCTGTACCAGAAGAACACCCGCCCGCGCGCGAATGCCCAGCGACCTGCCTCCATGGCAAATGAGGCGCAGCCGACCGCCCCGGCGGGTGCGGGAGGTACGGAGCCCGAGGTTAAGCCGGCCAAGGTGCCGGGCTACGACACGAGTCGCGCACGCCGGGAGGCAGCGGAGGCCGCAGCTGCGGAGATCAAGCTGGCCGAGATGTCGGGCCAGTTCCTGCTCAAGTCTGACGTTGACGCGGCTGCGTTCGAGGCTGCACGTGCGTTGCGCGATGGGCTGATGAACTGCGCCCGTCGGATTGCTGCAGACGTGGCGCCACTGCGCACCGCCGAGGAGTGTGAGGACGTGATCGATCGCGAACACCGGGCGCTGCTCGAAAGCTTGGCGCATACCTTTGGCGAGCGCCTGGATGTCCAGCTGGAGGCGCACGTCGAATGATTGGCCTGACGCCAGCTGCGCACGTACTGCACCCCGCCATTTCGCGGGGACTGCTGCCAGACCCAAACATGACCGTCGATGCCTGGGCTGACGCGCACATGATTATCCCGAAGGAGTCCGGTGCAAATGAGTCGGGCAAGTACCGCACCGACCGCACGCCGCACGCGCGGGAGGTCATGCGCGCGCTGTCCGACAACCATCCGTGCAAGGTGGTTGCGCTGATGGGGGCATCGCAGATGCTCAAGACGCAAGTCGGCCTGAACTGGTTCTGCTGCTCGGTGCACCAGTCGCCAGCGAACTTCCTGTGGATCCTGCCAACCGGCAAGCTGGCAAAGCGTACGAGCGCTCGCGTCAGCAAGACCATCGCCGCGGTGCCGCCTGTCCGGGAGCGCGTCGCCGCACCGCGTGCACGCGATTCTGTAAATACGCTCGACACCAAGGAATACATCGGGGGCTCGCTGCACATCGTGACGGCCGGCGCTGCCGCCAACCTTTCCGAGATTCCGGCGCGGCGCGTGCTATTCGATGAGGTCGACCGGGCGGACAACAACGTCAACGGCGAAGGTGATCCCGTCGCCCTGGCGAAGGCTCGCCAGACGACGTTCGAGCGCAATCGCAAAAGCTATTTCCCGAGCTCGCCAACCGTCGTAGGACGGTCGATCATCCATGGCCTCTACCTTCAGGGAACCCAGCGTGAGGCGTTGGCAGACTGCGTGCACTGCGGCCATGAGCAGCCGCTGATGTTCGAGCGCCTCCAGGAGGATGACGATGGCCGTGCATGCTACCCGTGCGCCGACTGCGGGGCGATGATGTACGAGACCGACAAGAACCGCATGTTCATCCGCGGCGCGTGGTCTGCCGGCGGGGCCGGCGATGGCGAGACCGAGAGCTTCACCATCAGCGCGATGTTCGCGCCGTACGGCTGGCTGCCGTGGAAGGCGTTGCTGCTTGAGTACCGTGCCGCCCGGGCCAAGCTGGACGAGGGCAGCGACGAGCTGATGATCGTGTTCTACAACACTCGCCTGGCACGCTGCTGGGAGCGCAAGAAGGAACAGACCAAGGCGTCCGAACTCAAAGAGCGGGCTGGCGGCTATAAGCTCGGTACGGTGCCGATGGGCGGCCTGCTCTTGACTGGCGCCGTCGATACCCAGAACGACCGCCTTGAGCTCAAGGTCGTCGCCTGGGGTGAGGGCATGGAGGACTGGATCGTCGACTACCAGGTGGTGTGGGGATCGCCGGCCGAGCAGGCGACCTGGGACAAGCTCGACGTGATGCTCAAGGGTAAGTATCGGCACGCAGGCGGACGGGAGATCGGTATCGCGGCGGTGTTCATCGACTCGGGCGGCGCCCACACCAACGAGGTGTACAACTTCACGCGCACCCGCCAGCACCGGCACATCTATGCGGTCAAGGGCGCATCCACCTCGAATAAGCCGATCCTCGCGGTCAAGCCGACGCTGGTCGATGTGAACTGGATGGGCAAGGTCATGCCGCACGGCGCAAAGATGTGGCTGATCGGTACCGACACCGCGAAGGACTACCTGGCCAGCCGCTACAGCCGGGCGGATGGTCCGGGCGCCACCCACTTCCCGGAAGGCCTGCCGGACGAATACTACGACCAGCTGACGGCAGAGTACAGCGTCACGGCATGGAAGCGCGGCCGCAAGGTGCGTGTGTGGGAAAAGAAGAAGAACGACCGCAACGAGGCCGGCGACCTGATGGTCTACAACCTGGCTGCGGCGCACTACCTGGGGCTGCACAAGAAAACCGCCAGCCAGTGGCAGCTGGTGCGCGAGATTGTCGTGCCGAGCATGCCCGACCTGTTCAGTGAGCCGCCGGCGATCGCGCTGCCGGCTGCCGCAGAAGCCTCCACTACCAACCCGATTGCACCCGTATCAACCACAGCACCACTACAAGCACAAGAACCATGGAAACCGAAAGCGCAATCGAACCCACTCCCCCAGCCGCGCCGGCCAGCCGGGAGACAGTGGTGACTACGGAGCTGCTCGCTGATCCCGACCTGATCGATTCGATTTTTGCTTTCATCGCAATCGAGTTTCCGGAGATGAAAGAGCGTGCAGCCGAGCTTAAGCAAATGACGCGGCGGGAATTCGCGGGTATTGAGACTTACATCCCACGTCGCCCGAAAGCGGAACGCGACCGAATTATGCTGGAAGTAATGCGGCTATTCAACGGGCGGAACGCGACTGAAGTTGCTCGACGCTTGAAGATCAGTAGAGCGTCAGTCTACAGAATTATAAAGACAGACGGAAATCGTTGAGTTATCAGCGGTTTCACTTTTCGTCGCTGCCTATTTTTCCTGAAACAAATTCAGTTAGAATTTTTAGCGTCGCAGCGTTATTTCCCTGCTCAGCCTTTGCCTTTTCAAGCTCGACTGTTGTTTGGTTTTTTAAGAGTATATGATTTCTTTCGGTAGTGGAAAACGATGTAAGTACAGATTTAATTATTTCGTTGTCCTTGGTTCGCATGGCAGCTCCGAGGGCTGCGTATTTCGCCTCGATATTGGTTACTTCATTCTGAAAATACTTGATTTCCTGGAGGCTGTTGCGATATAGGCTTAGGAAGAAGTAGGCGAATATCTGTATCATTAGCGCCAGGCCTGCTCGCGGCAGAAAATAATTCAATAGAGTTAAGGTTTCATCTTTTCCGGTGGTTTGGAAATATACGCTGATGCCCAGGATAATCAAACCGACAAGCGAAGTTATGCCGCCGAGCATAAGGTTCAGATTGCCACGCCTACCCAAATCAAATATTTCAGTTTCGATTCGCTCACGAGCGAGCGTTAATTGAGAGAAATCAACTTCTTTGCTCAGGGCCTGAAATGCCCGATCTGACGCTCGGGCTTCGATCTCGTCCAGTATTGCATCGCTACCTCTTCTTTCAATTTGAGCCCGTATTTCCGAAGCTAGATCATTTCTCAGCTCTTCTGGTATGAGCTCGGCTGTGGGATTGTGATCGAATTTATTGTGAAGCGTTTCTATATTCTCTTTAATTTCATGTAATGCTAGTTGGGTTTCGGAGCGCAGCTGGTTTATTTCGTCGTTTAAAGCATTTTGTCTAAGTTTAGACTGGTTGCTAATTCTGTTTCTTAGAGTTGGCTCCAAATACGCCTGCATTAAAACGAATATGGGAAGCATGAGTATCAAGAATCCAGCGACTTGGAGTAATGCCTTGATAGTAGGATGCAGGCCCAACTCATAAAACTGCAATGTTGCAAGAATGGATATTCCGATCCCAAAGATAATTGTGACGAGGGAGTAAAGTAGACGGGTGCGCCGTTGTTCAGCCGAGCGATCAACGTATGTAATAGTCATTTTAGTCGTTGTTTAAGTAATTTTCGGATTTTCGCATTTTTTATCAGAATGTCAAGGATATCTGTTAGATAGTGGGAGATCGTCTCAGTTTTCCGAGAAATGAGACAGCCATGCCGCTACTGTTGGCTCATGGCTATCTCTCAAAACGACCTTGACGCGCTGGACGCTGCGATCGCCTCCGGCGCACTTTCGGTGGTGTTCGACGGTCGCAGCATCACCTACCAGAACACCGCGCAGATGATCGCGGCGCGCGATCACACAGCGAAGGTTCTCAGCGGCAGTTTGCAGAACCGCGGCCCGCGCTTGTTCCGGTTCGGTTTCACCACCCATAGGGGCGACTGATGCGCAACATCATCGATCGCATAATCGGTTACGTGAATCCGCATGCAGGTATTGCCCGGCACTTCGCCCGCCGTCAGCTGCAGCGTGCATACGAGGCGGCCAGTCCGAGGGACACCTGGCGGCCGCGCCGCGCCGGCGCGAGTGCCAATGCAGACCACCAGGCGGACGCTCGCACGCTGCGCGTGAAAGCACGAGCCCTGGTGCAGAACGTTCCCTACATCTGGGCAGGCCTGGACGGCTTAGTTGCGGCGACGGTCGGCGAGGGCATCGTTCCCCGCGCGACAGGGCCGGAGCGGGTGCGGATTAACCAGCTGCTCAAGGACTGGTGGAAGGTATGCGACGCCGATGGTCGCTTCGACTACTTCGGTCTGATCAAGGCCGCATACTGGGCCATGGAGCAGGACGGCGAGGTGCTGGTGCGAAAGCGCACGCGTCGTGCTTCCGATGGCTTGCCTGTGCCGCTTCAGCTGCAGTTGCTTGAGATCGACTGGCTCGACAGCGCCCGCTCGGGCACGCTCAATGGCAACCAGATCGTCAACGGAATCGAGTACGACATGCTCGGCGCCGTCGCCGCTTACTACCTGTGGGACCAGCATCCCGGCGATATCGCTATCGCTCGCGGCCGGGCGCAAAGCCAGCGCGTTCCTGCAAACCAGATCATCCATCTGTTCAACCCGGCTCGCCCGGGCCAGGGGCGGGGCTTCACGCGCCTGGCCCCGGTGATTGCCCGCGTGCGCGACCTGCAGCTGTATGAGGACGCCGAGATCGCGCGCAAGAACTTGGAAAGCCGCTTGTCGGTCCTGGCAAGCGGCGACATGAATGGGATGGAGAATCCGGCATCGATGGGCGGCGCGGGCGAGGGCCAGGGCGGTGGCGTACGTGACCTTGGCGAGCTGGGCGGCGGCAACATCTTCGGGATGCCGAGCGGGCTCAACTTCACTGTCGTCGAGCCGAAGGCCGCGCCAGGCTACGTAGAGTACGTCAAGTTTGCCCTGCACCTGATCGCCGCCGGCATCGGCGTTCCGTACCATTTGATGACGGGTGATCTGAACCAAGTCAATTTCAGTGGCGCGCGGGTGCGCATCCTGGACTTCCGCCGTTCGGTCCGGCAGATGCAATGGCTGACCCTCATCCCCAAGCTGCTGGTCCCGATCCACGACGCATTTATCGAGCATGCATACCTGGCACGCCTGATCAAGGTGGCCGACAAGTCGGTCGACTTCAGCCCGCCCAAGTGGGACTACGTCAATCCGGAACAGGAAGTGAAGGCCGACCAGGCCGAGATCGCGGCCGGCCTGTGCAGCATCAGCGAGAAGATCCGCCAGCGCGGCTACGACCCGGAAGTCGTCCATGCTGAGATGAAGGCCGATATCGACCGGCTCCGCGAAATGGGCATCCTGGATGTGGTGCTGTTCATGCAGCGTGGGAATCTCCCGACCACCGACAAGAGTAAGGATGACGGTGCTGCCTAGCCCGCATGAAGCGGGTCGCAGACCGCGTGGGAACGCTCAAACTAAATTTTAAGGAAAACTATGGCGCAGCAATTTTCCGTGGCGGTGCGAAACGCCCGTCTTGACGCGATCGAGCAAACCATTGGCGCATCGCCGAAGCTGCGCTTCTACAGCGGAGGCCAGCCGGCCAGCTGCGCTGCAGCACGCTCCGGCACGCTGCTTGCCGAGCTGGCCCTGTCATCCGACTGGATGGCCCAGGCCGCCAACGGCTCCAAGGCGTTCGCCGGCAGCTGGTCCGGCGCGGGTGCCGCAGCGGCAGGCGCAGGCACGAACATCGGCCATTTCGCCATCATGGACACGACGGGCACCACCTGTCACCACCAGGGCAAGGTGGGCGCTACCGGCGATGCCACGGCCGACATGACGGTCGACAACCTCAACCTGGCACAAGGCCAGGCGATCTCGGTTACCGCGTTCACGCTGACCGACGGCAACGCGTGATGAAGCGTTACTACTTGACGGACATCCTGGGCAGCGGGCAGGCGGACGTCGACGAGTTCCGTCCTGTGCCGGCGGAATATCGTGCCGATTTTTCCTGGTCGATGCCATCGGATGCAAGCGGTATGCCGCTGAATAATTGGGGTTTGGTGGAGGTCACCATGGCAAGCGACGCTGCTTTGGTCGGGATGGCCGCCGACCCGCGACTCGACGCGCTGCCATTCGTGGCGCGCGAAACCCTGGTGGCCGAGATTGACCCGGCCGCAGTCGCACGGATGCGCGAGGCGCTTACCCGACGTGGGATTGGCGTCGACTTCGTGAACGAGTCGACCCTCGGCAACATCCTCGACAACATCACCTGGCGCTCTAACCATCCGTAAGCATGGCGACCCCGTTCCTTCTCGACGCGTTCGATGGTCCAGACAGCCAGTTCCTGGAATCATATTCTGCGAACTGGGTAAGGTCGACCAACCAAGCGGGCAGAGCAATGCTGCTCGGTGGCCGCGTCTATCAGAGCAATACCGACACCACGGTTTATTGCCGTGACGACGTACAGCCCCCGACTGCGGATTACGATGTAAGTGCATCGCTGTACTTCGCCACTGGAAGCGGGTCGCCATCTGTCGGCGTCTGCGGCCGAATGGCCGGACCGGGTGGCGCGGCCCTGACGTTCTACCAGGCCCGCATCGTCAACAATGGGTCCGGTATTGTCCTGGCGCGGTTCATCAATGGCGCAACGGTAACGCTTTCGTCGGTTGCCTACAGTGCGCCCACCGGGGCAGAGCCGCAGCTAACCCTTCGCATGAAGGGCGACCAGCTCACTGTCCTGCTGGACGGTGTCGTCGTGATCGGCCCGATCACGGACAGCAACATCACCGCGGCCGGGTATGCCGGCTTCCGGATGGCGAGCGCGTCCGCAAACCAGATCCGCATCGACAACTTCGCGATCGAGCCGATCGAGGAGATTGCAGCCTCGATCGCAGCGACGCTGAGCGCGACTCTGGAGGCAGCAGCAGTCAGCAGCGCTGCTCAGACGGGAGTCAGGGCCGCTCTCGCCAGCATTCTCGCTCCGGCAACACTGGCATCGGCGACCGGGCTCTCATCCACCGCTGGCCTGACGAAGACCCTGGCGCCCGCCGCGCTCGCAGCCAGCGCCTCCGTCGTGGCCGACCTGCCTGGTTCCGACGGCATCGAAGGCGCGCTATCGAAAATACTGGCAGGCGCCACCCTTGCGGCGACGGCCAGCGTGGCGGTCAAAAGTGCTCTGTCGTCGATCCTCGCTGGCGCGGCACTCGCTGCAACGGCGAGGACGGCGACAGCACTCGATATTTCAGAGGTGCATTCGTCTCGCGTCGTAGTGTTCGGCGGGAGTGGAAGCAGGGTGGTGGTGTTCGAAGGGAGTGGTAGCCGGGTCGTCGTATTCGAAGGAAGTGGAAAAAGGATAAGGATCAAACAGATGGATGTGAAAGTACCAATCAAGGACGGTTCGAAATGGAAGGTGGACAGGGACCGGGACGAGATCAGCTACTACGCAGCCGATATCACGGACGAACTACGAGATCGGAATACGACCGCGGTCCAGAGCGAGGTTGTCGCGCTGCCCTATGGCGTCGAAGTTCTGGAGGAGGCGCAGATTCAGTTTGCGACGATCGAAGGTATCGAACGCACCTTCGTTGTCGTGAAGCTTGGCAGCGTCGACGGCGAATTACCCGACGACTGGCGTTGGGTCGCTCGAGTACCCTGCGAGAACGGCGAGCGCTTCGACAAAACAACTTGGTTCAATGAGGTGGATCCCTGATGATCAACATTGCTGACAACCAGATCGTGCGGGAACAGGTCAAGCGGCTTCCGTCGGACCCGGCGGCGAAGAAAGAGAGCGGCACGCACAGTGAGCTGCCGCCAGTCACACAGGCATACCCAGCGAAGAGCATGGTCCTCGAAGGCGGACGCTACTACGCTTCGAAGATAGAAAAGTAGCGCTGCCGAGAAATTGTCTCAGTTTTCCGAGAATTGAGACAGTGCAATACGTAGAGTGGGCTGCATGACGACGCTCACCACTACCCCGCAAGCCAGGTCCGCTACCGACCCGCGAAACATGCCGGCGCTTTCACGCGCGGCAGAGCTGGTCCCGGCTACTTATAACGAAGCCGATAACACCATCGACGTGGTCTGGACGACCGGCGCGATGGGTCGGCGCTACGACTGGTACAACGATACGCCGTACGACGAAGAGCTTGTGGTCGCGCCTGAGGCAGTCGACATGACTCGCTTCGACGCCGGCGTCGTGCAGGTGATTGACAACCATCGTATTCACGATGGCATCGCATCGATCATCGGTGTCGCCATCCGCGGCAGTATTCAGAGCGGCGAAGGCAGGGCGACCCTGCGCCTGTCGACCCGTCCCGAGATTGCTGGCGTGGTCGCTGATATCAAGGCGGGCATCATCCGTTCGATCAGCTTCACGTATCGCGTTGCCAAGTACGAGATCATCCGCGCAATTGACCGCACTGACGGCATCAACGTGCCTTTATATCGCGCGGTCGCGTGGGAGCCGTACGAAATCAGTTTCGTGACAGTCCCGTTCGACGCCGGCGCTAGTTCGCGCAGCGCGCCCACGAACGGCCACCCATGCGAATTCATCACCCGGGCGCCCGCCCAATCCGTTCCATCCAACCAGGAAGAAAACATGACCATCACTACCCAGCCGGGCGCCCAGAACCCCGCGCCTACTCCTGCCACTCGTGGTGCTGATCCGGCACCAGCACCTGCTCCAGGGCCGGCCGCACCCCCAGCAGTCGACGACGCGGCCACGCGCGCAGCCAATGAGGCGGCTACCCGCGCCGCCGACATCACCGAGCTGTGCGCACGCCATGGCGTGGGCAACCTGGCTGCCGGCCTGATCCGCAGCGGCAATTCGCTCGACCAAGCGCGCACCGCTGTACTGGACGAGATGGCCCGCAATAGTGCCGCAGGTGGTGGTCACCAGAATGTTCGCGTCCAACTGATCGGCAGCGAATACGAGACCCGCATGGCCGGCATGGAAGAGGCCATCATGCATCGCGTGTATTCGCGCGCGCAATTGACCGACAACGGTCGCCAGTACCGTGGCATGGGCCTGCTGGAAATCGGCCGCGAGTTCCTCGAATCGGCCGGCGTCAACACGCGCGGCATGGATCGCATGCGCCTGGCGCAGCAGATCCTGCACTTCCGCTCGGGCATGCACGGCACCAGTGACTTCGCCAACCTGTTCGCCAACGTCGCCAACAAACGCATGCGCGCGGGCTACGAGGAAAACCTCGGCACCTATACGCAGTGGGCTCGCCGCGCCCCGAATGCGCCCGACTTCAAGAACATCAACATCGTTCAGCTGTCGGCCGCACTTAACCTGCTCCAGACCAACGAGCATGGCGAATTCAAGTACGGCACGATGCAGGACGGCGGCGACAGCTACAAACTGGTGACCTTCGGCCGCATGGTGTCTCTGTCCCGCCAGGCCATCGTCAATGACGACCTGCGCGCTTTCGAACGCCTGGTCACTGCATTCGGCGCGAGCTCCAGCCGCCTGGAGAACCGCCTGGTGTACAGCCAGCTGACCGGCAACTCGCCGATGGGCGACGGAAAGGCGCTGTTCCATGCTGACCACAAGAACAGCGGCTCGGGCGCAGGCTCTGCACTGTCCCTGGCGGCGCTGAAGGCTGGCCGTACCGCGATGCGCTTGCAGAAGGGCCTCCAGGATGAGGAGCTGAACCTGGCGCCGAACTTCCTGATCGTGCCGGCATCGCTGGAGCAGGACGCCTACCAGCTGACCAGCTCGAACTATGTGCCAGCCAAGCAGGGCGACGTGAATGAATTCCGCACCGGCGGGCGCACGGCGGTCGAGCCGATCGTCGAGCCGATCCTCGATTCGATTGACGACGCGGCCTGGTACCTGGCAAGCAGCAACAGCCAGATTGACACCGTCGAGTACTGCTACCTGGACGGTGCTGAAGGTCCGGTCATCGAGAGCGAAGCCGGCTTCGAAGTCGATGGCGTTACCTGGAAGTGCCGCTTGGACTTCGCAGCCAAGGCTGTGGACCACCGCGGCCTGTACAAGGGCGCTGGCAAGTAAGCCGGCTCGGTCACCACTTATCACGGAAACCACATCATGAAGAACTTCATCCAGCCCGGCGCGGTCGTCACCGTTACTGCGCCTGCAAACCTCGTCAGCGGCCAAGGCGCCCTGGTAGGGGCAATCTTCGGCGTCGCTGCGACCGATGCGTTGCAGGGCGCTTCCGTCGAAATCGTCCGCGAGGGCATCTTTGCCCTGGGCGCGGTCACGGCCGATACCCTCGTCGCCGGCGAGAAGGTGTACTGGGACAACACCGCGAAGCGTATCACCAAGACCGCGACCAACAACGTCCTGGTCGGCGCGGCTGCTGCTCCCAAGAGCGGCACCGAAACCAGCGCAACCGTGCTGCTCGACGGCGTGATCCGCTAAGCCGCGACCGTGAACTTCGCCAACCTCGAAGCAGTCGCCAACAGCATGGTGCTGAATCACCTGGCAAACGTGCAGGTGGAGATCGGCGGCGTGCTGGTGCCCGGCATCTTCCGCAAGCCGAGCGCGACCGACTCTCTCGGCGTTGGTGCGGCCAACACCAGTCCATCGGTCCAGGTGGCTTCGAACGCCGTCATGGCCGAGCCGGTGGGCAAGCGGATCTCGATCGCGGGCGTGCCTTACGTGATCGTCGAGCCGCAGCCGGACGGCACCGGCTTGACGACGCTGCTCGTCGAGTGCACTCAATGAGCACCGCCTTCTCCAAGGCGGTTGCTGCTGTGATCGCCCAGCTGCAGATGGACCCGCCCGTATGCAAGTCCATCCACCGAGCGCGGACCAACGTCTTCCCGGAACAGGAAACCGAGGCGGTCAGCGTCCAGTGGGAGCGGGCGCTGCCGGGGCAGGGGACGATCAACGTCGCCCCGATCGATTGGTCGACGCAGATCACCGTGGAGCTCTACGCACGCAGTGTCATCGATAGCGGCGACGTCGCGGTTGACCCGCTGCTTGAGCGCGTCGCCGAGCGCCTGGCCGCCGATCCGACACTCGGCGGTGTGGTAAGTGACCTGGTGCTCGCGGGTGTGGAGGCCGAGAACACGGCCGAAGGAAAGAAAACCGGATGGGTGCGGCTGATCTACACCGCGGACCATCGCACGTACAACGGCAACCTGAATTGATGATGAAAACCGATACCGATCTCGAAAAAAAGACCGTCGCGACCACCCCGGCCCGCGACATCCCCCCACCGCCAGGCGGCGGTCAATGGCGCTTCGACGATGTGCGCTGGGAGTGGATCGACCTCAACCCGCAGCCGGAACCGGCCGCTCAACTGAACCAGGAGTAATCGATGGCCCGTCGCATCAAGAACACTATCGTGACCGCGAAGGTCGAAACGACGCCGGGCACCGATGCCCTGCCGACCGGTGCCGCCAATGCCGTGCTGGTGTCGGACGCAACCGTCACCCCGCTCGAAGCGCAGTCGATCGACCGCGCACTGATCCGCGGCTACTTCGGCGGCAGCGAGCAACTGGTTGGCCCGGCCAGCGTCAAGCTGTCCTACTCGGTCGAGCTGGCTGGTTCCGGTGCCGCCGCCACGCCACCGGCCTGGGGCCAGTTGCTGCTCGGCTGCGCGGTAGCTGAAGGCCAGCTGACCACGCCGGCACGTGTCGAGTACACGCCGGTATCGTCTGCCCTGAAGACGCTCACCCAGTATTACTACGATGACGGCGTGGTGCACAAGCTCCTCGCGTCGATGGGCAACTGCACCCTGTCCGCCAAAGTCGGCGAGCGGCCGATGCTGCGCTTCGAGTGGACCGGTCTGGATGGCGGGATCGTCGCGACCCCGAACCCGTCCGGCACCTTCACGCCCTGGAAGAAGCCGGTGGCGATGACGAAGGCAAATGTCATCGACATCACTCTCGGCGCAACTTATTCAGCCGGCGTCTTGACCGGCGGCACCGTCTACAACAGCACCGGGCTGGAGCTGAACTTCGGCAATACGGTCAACTTCACGCCGATGCTCAGCACCGAGGTCGTCGATATCGCAGACCGCCAATCGACGGCGACCGTCGAAATGGAGCTCACGCCAGCACAGGAAGTGGCGCTGATGGCTGCGGTAAAAGCGAATGAAACCCAAAGCCTGGGCTTCACCATCGGCACCGCAACTGGCAACAAGGTGCTTGTGTTCGCGCCTGCTGCGCAACTGACCAACCCGCGCAAGTCCGAGCTCAACGGCAATCGCCTGATTGGCTTCGACCTGCGCCTGGTGCCGATCAACGGCAACGACGAATGGCGCTTGGTCTGCCTCTAACGAATTACTAACACTGAAGGGAAACACCATGGCGATCAAGCTCGTAAAACGCAACAAACTCGCGGTGACGGTCAAAGGCACGTTGCCCGACGAAAACGGCAAACCGGAACATTTCGATTTCAAACTCCATTGCGAGCGCCTGAGCCAGGATGAAATCGACAATGTCCGTCAGGAGAACGGTGGTGTCAAAGCATTCATTCGCCGCGTCGTGGAAGGCTGGGATGCCGTGCTGGATGAAGCCGGGCAGTCGGTCTCGTTTTCGACCAACGGTCTGGAAGAACTGATCGATTATGCCGGCATGCCGCTGCTGGTGTTGCGTTGCTATATGGAGCAGGTCGGGGCTGCTGCAAAAAACTAACGGAGGTCGTGCGCCTGATGGCGCGCGGCCAAATCGAGTTTGGCGATAACTCGCCGGCTGATCGTGAGCAACTGGACGACGCGTTTGAGGCGATGGGAATAGTTGCCGAGGAAGGCGTCGAGCTGGGCGAAGACGAGTATTGGCTCTGGCCCGAGAACGAAGCGGCCTTCGGCATCTGGCTCGCGATTCAAACGCAATGGAGCGTCGGCATGGCCGGCGCAACCGGGCTGCACTACCCGGGTGTTGAAACCTGCATGCGTATGCGTGGGCTGAAGAAGAAGGAACAGCGGGAGACGTTCCTGCTGATTCAAATGATGGAGCGGGCGTGCCTTGAGGAGTGGGCGCGCCAGAGAACGAACTAGAGGATAGAAACGATGGCATCGCCCCGCGCGCTCATTGAAATGGTTGTTGACGGTGCCGCTGAAAGTCGCCGCCGGATCGCTGGTGTCGGCGATGAGCTGCGCCGATTGAACAGCCAGTCGCTGCAGAACCTCTCCAGCCAGATGAGTGGACTGAACGACCGCATCTCCGGTCTTCAGTCCACTTTCGGGAACATCGCCGGTTTCGCGATTGCTGGGGTGTCTCTGGCCACGCTTGGTACCCAAGTTGGCGGAGTACTCGATTCCATGGCTGAGCTGGACGATCTCTCGCAGAAGGTTGGCACGAGTGTCGAAAGCCTCTCGCGAATCCAGAAGGTCGCCAAGGCATTTGGCGTTGAGTTTGGCGCAAGCGTTGACCCGGCGGTGGTGAAATTTGCCCGAGGCCTGACTACGGTCGACGACAAGTCCAGCAAGACTGCTAAGGCGCTCGCGGCTATCGGAGTGGCCGCGAAAGATAGCGCGGGTAAGCTGCGCGATCCTGGTGCGGTGATGATCGATGTGGCAAAGAACCTGCAACGATATGAAGACGGGGCAGGGAAGGCCGCAGTGGTTACCGATCTCTTCGGTAAGTCCGGAGCCGACCTGCTTCCATTTTTCAACGACCTCGCCGAAAACGTCGACAACTTTTCGGGGGTGACCGACGAAGCGGTAGCGCACGCCACTGCGCTGCAAGACAGATTCACCAAACTCGGGCAGCGTACCGATGAGTTCTTCACCAATGTAACCGTAGCCGCATTGCCTGCGCTGGGCGACTTGGCAGACGGATTCTCCGATGTGCTGAAGGCCGAGAGTAGTCTGGTGAACAGCGAGAAGATCGGTAAGTGGGCCGACAACTTGGCGGTCGGGCTTGCGCGTGTGGCAGATGTGGCGGCCCTCCTGCCTCGGATGTTTTCCGCCGTCGCCAGCAGTGTGGAGGTCGTTGGCGCCGATATTTCCGTGTTCCAGAAAATGACAGAGGTCGCCAACCCGGTCAATGCCGCGAAAATGGTGCTGGATGGTCGTAGTCCGACGAACGAGCTGAAGGCAGTGATCGCAGAGCGAAACAAGATTTTGGATGCGGCGAATGCCGAGTACGATGAGCTTTGGAATAAGCCAGCGAATCTGTTTGAGCAAGCGGTCTTAAATCGCCTGGCGCAACGAGCATCCAACGTCAAGCCGTCGGTGCAACAACCCGATCCGCCTAAGAATCCTCTTAACTATGGTGGCGGCGGTAGTGCCGATGATGCAACGAAGGCCGCTGCCAAGGCGCTGAGCGAATACGAAGCCCTGCTTGACCGTATCAGCGGCAAGTCAGTTGGTATTGATGCGGACTTCTATGCCAACCTGGGCAAGTTGCATGAAGGCTATACGGCGGGCAAGCAATCGTTGGAAGAGTACGTCGACACCGTCGCGACCTATATCAGCCAACAGCAGTTCGTCAAGCAAGCTGAAGACGAGCGGGCGAAGTCGCTTGAGCTGTACCAGAAGGCGCTCGACGCGGCCAGTGCGGGCAGCACGAAGGCAGTAACGGAACTCCAGTCCCAGCGCGACGAGAACGAACAGATCGGTCTCGAAACGGCGGCGCTCGGTGAGCTCAAGGCCGCCCGTCTGGAAGACTTGGCCCTGCGCGCCGAAGCGGACGCCTGGATGGCTGACGGTCTGGATATTACCGGCGCACTCGCCGAGGAGTACCGCAAGGAGGCCGCCGCGCTCCGCGAGCGTGCGCAAGCCGTCCGCGAGGGCGCTGCGATGCAAGCCAATGCCGACGCCATCAGGAAGGCTGGCGAGGACCTCGACAAGTTCTTGGATCCTACGAAAGCGCAAACCTTCGGGGACGCCCTGAAGGGCGCGTTTGGTGCTGCTGGCGACTCGATGACCCAGCTGATCTCGGGCTTGGATGCATACGGCATCCGCCAGGCCGAAATCGACAAGGCGCGCAAGGACGCGGCCGTCAAGTACGCGACCGACTCGAAAGGCTTCGCCGAGGCCACCGCTGCAATCAGCGCGAAGGAAGTCAAATCGCGTATCAGCGGCTATGGCGACATGGCCTCGGCGGCCAAAGGATTCTTCAAGGAGAACTCGGCAGGCTATCAAGTCCTGGAGGGTGCTGAGAAGGCATTCCGCGCGATCGAGCTCGCCAACCAGATGGAATCCCTGTACACCCACCTGTTCGTCACCACGGCGAAAGCCACTGGCACGGCAACCGCCCAGGGTGTCGAAACCGCCGCGGTTGTGGCCGGCGAGGCCGCGCGCAATACTGCCAAGGTCCCGGGCGTGTTCATGTCGTTCATGAGCGCGCTGGGGCCATGGGGTATGGCGGCAGCTGGCGTGGCAATCGCGGCTGTGCTGGGCGGCGCGTTCGGCGGTAGCAGTGTCAACGTATCGCAGCAGCGGCAGGAAAGGCAGGGCACCGGCACGGTGCTGGGATCGGACGCCAAGTCGGAATCGATTGCGCGTTCGCTCGACGCCATCGAGGGCGCCACGCTCCAAGGCCTGGGCATCAGCAATGGCATGCTGACGTCGCTTCGCAACATCGAGGCCGGCATCGGGCAATTCGCATCCCTGCTGGTGCGCACCACTGGCGTGACCGGGGACTTTGGCGGCGAGTTCGCTACGCGAGGCAGCGCCGATGCGTTCGGACGTTCGAACATCGGTGTGCTGGCGACGGGTGGCCTGATCGGGATGGCCTTGGACAAGATCACCGGCGGCTTCGTCGGCAAAATCACCGGCTCGGTCCTGGGCAAAATTTTCGGGGGCAAGACCACGATCGAGGATACCGGCTTCATGCTGGACCGTTCGAGCTTTGCCAACATCCTGGCCGGCGGCGTCAACGCCTTCCAGTATGCCGACATCAAAAAGGATGGGGGCTGGTTCAGCAGCGACAAGTACAGCACGAAGACTGAGGGCTTGGGCGAGGAGGGCAATCGTCAAATCGCCAACGTCCTGATGTCGCTGTACGAAACCGTTTTCGAGGCCGGCAAGATGCTCGACATTGGTTCCGACAGTTTTGCCGCCCAGCTGAACGGCTTCGTGGTCGATATCGGCAAGGTCAGCCTGAAGGGATTGTCGGACGACGAGATCGAGAAAGAGCTGTCGGCCGTGTTCTCAAAGGTCGGTGACGAACTCGCCCAGTTCGGCGTCGGCGGCCTGGAGCAATTCCAGAAGGTGGGCGAGGGCTACCTTGAAACGCTGTCTCGCGTGGCCACCAACTACCAGGCAGTGGCGGTCGTCACCGACTCGCTGGGAATGGCCTTTACCGCAATGGGGCTGGCATCGGTCGGCGCGCGCGAGCGGCTGGTCAACCTGGTCGGTGGGCTGGACGAATTCACGTCAAGCGCGGACCAGTTCCTGAACGACTTCTACACCGACCAAGAGCGGGCGAACTCGCTGCGCGCGCGGATCACGCCCACGCTCGACCAGTTCGGCATCAAGACGGGCGCCCAAGACTCGCTGCAGCAGTTCCGCAGCGTGGTCACCGGCCTGGACCTGACGACGGAGGCCGGCGCGCGCGCCTATGCCACGCTTATGCAGATTGCACCGGCATTCAAGCAGATCGCCGACGTCGACGCCAAGAAATTCGAGGAGCGGTCCGACCTGCAGCGAGAGCTGGACGAGCTGACAATGTCCGAGACCCAGCTGCTGGCCCAGCAGCGGGCTGCGCTCGACGAAAGCAACCGTGCGTTGTTCGACCAGATCCAGGCGGTGAAAGCGAAAACGGCATCCGAGGAAGCGGCAACCGCGGCGCTTGAGAAGGCAAAAAGCGACGCCTCGGCCCTAATGGGCGGCGTCGATACCGCTTTCTCGGTACTGCAGCGCGTGGTCGACCGCGAGAGGGCGGCGTTGCAATCGCAGATCTCCAACCACACCGAAGCGGCCAACAAGATCCGCGCAGTATCGAATAGCTTGCGTAGCACGATTAACAGCATGCGTGGTCCAGGTGCTGAGGTGATGGAGCGCGCACGCGCCCAGTCGGACCTTCGCAGCTTCCTGGCGATCGCACGTGTCGGCGGCATACTGCCCGACGCCGAAAAGCTGCAGGCCGTGCTGACCACGCTGTCGCAGGACGCCAGCGAGCAGTTCGCATCGTTTGCTGACTACCAAGCCGACTTCTACCGCACCCGTAACGAAATGTCCGATCTGGCGTCGATTTCGGACAAAGCGCTGACTGTCGAGGAGCGCACGTTGGACACGCTGGAAGACCAGCTGGCGTCGTACGACAAGATGCTGGAGCGTGAGCAGGAGCAGATCGACCAGCTCAAGGGGATCAGCACGACTGGCCTGTCCATCCGCGACGCGATCCTGGCTCTCCAGTCGGCCATCCTTGGCGCGAAGGCCAACCCAATCAACGCGGCAGTGTCATCGATCAGCGATGCGTATCAGAGCGCGCTCGGTCGGGCGCCTGACGCCGCGGGTCTCGAGTACTGGAAGGGGAGTGCGGCAGCCGGCAATTCGATTTCGGACATCGTCAGCTCGATCAGCAACTCGCCGGAGGCGAAGATCCGCGACCTGTACAAGTCGACCTTTGGCCGCACGGCTGACGCGGCCGGGCTGCAGTACTGGATGGACCGTGCCGCAGCCGGCGTGTCGTACGACGCGATCGCACAGTCCTTCAAGGAAAGCTCCGAGTACAAGGGCAAGATCCCTGGGTATGCGGCGGGTGGTGACCATGCGGGCGGCTGGAGGATTGTGGGTGAGAACGGCCCTGAGCTTGAGGCTACCGGCCCGGCCAGGATCTTCAATGCCAGCCAGACGCGGGACCTCATGGCCCGCCTGGCTGCGCCGACTGACAACTCCGTGGCCCTGGCTGCGGAAGTTCGCCAGTTGCGCAAAGAAGGGGAGGAGAAGGACCAGCTGCTGGAGCGTGCGCTGGCCGCAATCGCGAAGCAAACCATGCAAACGGCCGACCTGCTCGATCGTTGGGAAGCAATCGGACTGCCGAAGGAGCGCATCAAGTGATCATCATTGACCCAATCGCGATCGGCGACGCAACGGTAACTCGCGCGACACCACTGGAATTCTATGATCGCAATGGATCGCTTCAGACAGCGCCTGCCAACACGCTTGCAGTTACCTACGATCCTGCGGACCTGGGCCAAGCCCCGTACGTGCTCCTCTCCGGCGATGTGATCGGCAGCGCCGCAGGGCTGGTCTACTCCAACGTGCCGATCAGTGAGCAGGCTTACAGCGCGGGCACGACATACGCCGTCGATGCTGTGGTGTACGACCCCGCGACGCATTTGGTGCACAAGTCCATGGTGGATGCGAACAAGGGGAATGCCCTGTCTGATCCATCGAAATGGACCAAGGGTGTTGCCACGAATCGTTGGCGAATGTTCGACGAACTCAACAACACACAGACCGAAAACCCAGAGGAAATCCTGGTGGTGCTGAGCCCGGGAACAATTGGCGAGGGACTCTACCTTGGCAACGTGCAAGCGGATGAGGTGCGTATTTCTCAAACCGACTTTGCTGAAGGGGTTGTGTCTCGCGAAGTAACGCCCCTCGTAGCGTCCAGCGGCGGTAGCAGCTACTACGATTGGTGCTTCCGCCCCGCCTACTACAAGGATTATTTTGTCACGCAATCCATGCTGCCCTATGCCGACGCGCTGGTGACAATCTCCATTAGAAAAGCCGGCGGGATTGCAAAGTGCGGCATGTGCCAGCTTGGGCCAGTAGACGAGTTCGGCCCGTCGTTATACGGGCTTTCAGCTGAGGGCAAAGATTACTCAAGCACGCTGTTCGAAATGGACGGTACGAGCACAACGATCCTGCGTCCTTATGCAAAGCGGATGAGTGTGGATGTGAGGGTGGATAACGACCAAATTGATTACATACAGCAAAGGCTTTTCCAGCTGAGGCAAAAACTTATTGTTTGGATTGGCGGCCCGTATGGCGCGACGGCAGTTTGCGGCCGGTACGAGAGCTTCAAAATCGTTATTCCCGGATTACTGAAATCAGATATGGCTTTACAAATTGGAGGTGGCGTCTAATGCCAATCACTACATTTATCGACCCAGCTAAGTTACCGAATCGCTCCCAGGCAAAGCCTGAGTTCGACAAAAACATGGCTGAGTTTTATCGTCAGTTACCGAACTTTGGTGGCGAGCTCAATGCATTGCTCAGCCAGATCGACGCGCTGGCCGCCGGTGGTGCCTACGCCTTTCCCTATATTTTCGACAGCGCAACCGCTGATGCGGATCCTGGTGCCGGCAAGCTGCGCCTGTCGAATGCGAGTCAGAGCTCAGCCACTACGCTCCGCATCGACGTGCTCACCCAAGGTGGGGCCAGTCTCACTGGAGTATTCGATGCACTTCAAGGCGTGACCAGCTCGATCAAGGGCTCTGTCCGGATCGTAAAGCAGGCCGACCCAGCGAAGTGGCTTCTCTTCGATATCTCGGCGGTTGGCTCGGGTGCGGGCTACCGGAATCTGACCTTAGTTTACCGCGCGGGAAGCTCGGCCAGCCCATTCGCGAACTTTGACTCTTTGATTGTCTATATCGACCGTAATGGCGATAAGGGGGATTTGCCACTCGGCGGCGCGCTGACTTGCTTGGTTGCAGAAACGATCGCAGGACCAGTCGCTGCCATCAGTTATCCAACGCTGTTCACCGAAGATTACGACCGTTACCTGATCCAGCTGACCGAGTTTCAACCGACTGGGAGTACCAACGTCCATTTACGGCTGGCCAGTGCAGGAGTAATTCTTGATGGCGCTATCTACACCGCACAACCAGTCTCAAATTCCACCCAAATCGGAGTGGCTACCAATGCTATTGGTCTGCTATCTTCAGTCGCTGCTGCAAATCCTCCGTCACCGGGCGTCTCGATTGACCTGCTAAATACTAATGCCATGGACTCGCCGAAAATGGGCATCGTCGACGGAGTGCACATGGCTGGCGGGAATACGTTCCAAAGTACAGCAGGCGTGGTCGCGGCGAATACAAATAGCCGGATATCGGGTTTCCGATTGCAGTTCTCTGGCAGTGTCAACCTTTTGAAAGGAAAGCTTCGAGTGTTCGGTTATCGCAATCAAACTGGCCCAGGAGTGTTTTGATGAGCGCACTAATTTTCGAAGACGGGCGGTATCGCGATCTTAGGGCCGAGGAACTGGTCGAAATCGAGCCTGCGCTGCGGACACTGCGCCACATGACGGTCCTGGCCTTCCGCAATCGCTTCACGAAGTCGGAAAAGATCCGCATCGAGTTGGCCGCGATCGACGATCCGTCTGCAAATTTGGTGCAACGCGAGCGCGCAGCAATGATTCGCGTCGGCCAGGCAGACCTTGCCGCCGCCACGTACGTGGACGTCGATCGTTCTGGTACTCGGGATGACGTGCAAATGTTCGAGAGTATGGGCCTGCTTGACGCACCAGGCCGTGCGTTGGCGATCCTCGACGATGAGATTCAGCCGCATGAGCGCCCATAAGTCATGGTTGAGAGCGTAGTGTAATCGTCTCATTCTTCCGAGAAATGAGACGATGAAAGCATGAGACTGGGAGCCTAATCCCGGTGGCTCATGGCGCGAGAACGCGGTGGAGTGTCATGCCGGGTATCTGACCATGAGAACAATGTGAGCCCGACGACCGAACAACAGAATGCGATTTCCATCGCCGCCATCGAAGTTGAGGTCGCGCACCTCAAGCTGGCGGTCTCCGACCTCCGCTCCAGCCAGGCCGAACTCAACCGCAAGCTCGATCAAGTCCTTGCCCAGCTGGCGGAGGCGCGTGGCGGCTGGCGCATCCTCCTGCTCATCGGTGGTGCTGCCGGCTCTCTCGGTAGCGGGCTGACCTGGGTAATCACGCACTGGAGGGGCTGACATGACCCCCCAGCGTCTACTCAACCTGGCGATCATTCCAGCTCTCCAGGAGCTCCATTACTGTGGCATTCCTGATAACCCCGATGCGCGCCGGTTCCTGCTCGCGATCGCGCTGCAGGAATCTGCACTTGCGCACCGTCGGCAAGTCATCGCTGGCAAGGGCGAGGCGGGTCCAGCGGCGTCGTTCTGGCAGTTCGAGCCCGGCGGCGGCTGCCAGGGCGTCCTGACGCACTTCCAGGTGGCCCAGTGCATGCGCCGCCTATGCGCCGAGTTCAAAGTCTCTGCGACCCCGCAGGGCCTTTGGGAGGCGATGCGCTACCACGACATCATCGCCGCCATCGCAGCGCGTCTGCTGGTCTACACGCTGCCCGACAAGCTGCCGACCACGCCCGAGGCGGGCTGGGCTCAGTACATCGAGGCTTGGCGCCCGGGCAAACCTCACCCGCATACCTGGGTTCAGGCCTGGCAGACCGCAACCGCCGCCGTAGGAGTCCGATAATGGCACCAGCATTCGCAGCCCTCATTCCGGCCTTGGGCAACCTGCTCGATCGCGTGTTCCCAGATCCGCAGGCAGCTGCCGACGCCAAGGTCAAGGTCATGGAAATGGCGCAGCGCGGCGAGCTGGTGTACCTCGATGCCGATCTGAAGATGGCTACCGGCCAGATGGAAGTGAACAAGGCCGAGGCTCAGCACCAGAGCATCTTCGTCGCCGGCTGGCGCCCGGCGATCGGCTGGGTGTGCGCCGCGGCGTTCGCCTTCAAGTTCGTCGTTGGGCCCAGCGCCGCCGTGCTCATGGCCATGGCTGGCCATCCCATCGTGCTGCCAGAGTTCGACTTCAGCGAAATGAGCACCATCCTGCTGGGCATGCTGGGCCTGGGCACGCTGCGCACCGTCGAGAAGGTCAAGAAGGTGTCCTGATGGACTTCGACATCTTCGCAATCACTCCGGGTGGCGGCGGCCACGTGCTGACCGTTCACCGAGAGCGCAAGGATGCCGGCCCACAGCTGGTCGTCATCGCTGGCGGTGAGGTTCCGGTGCCGGCCGAAGCGATGATGGAGCGGCTGATGGGGGAGCCGCTGATGGGGGAGCCGCTCGACGTCGCGCTGGCTGCAGCAGCACCCGCCAGGTGAGGTCGAAGGGTAGGCATTGCTCGTACAGTGTGGTGGCGCCGTCGGCGATCACCATCCCCACGGCTCGGTCGACCAGGGCCGCCGTGTGCACATCGGTTCGATTGTCCATGAGGCGATGATGGCAGCCGGCCGGCTGTTGCCGGTGACGGTGCTCAACAGTGCTACACTCCGGACATGTTTGCGAAAGTCAAAAGGCTGCGGGAGCGCGGCCATCGCATGTCCGATCAGCAGATAGCGGCGGCGCTGCCCGTTGAGGGAGAGATGCGCGTCTACGGGATGGGGGGAGCTATTCAGGCCTCCGTAACCGACCCAAATAGCCAAGTAGGCGATCCGCTGATCCCCATCCTCTACGAAGCCAAGCTGACCACGATGCACGGTCCGGGCATGTTGCTTAAGGGTGAAGAACGTCCGCAGGGGGACAAGGGCCCGGCCTACGTCCAAGAGTGGTCAGTGCGGTTTGAACGGAAATAACAAAGAAGCCGCACAACGGCGGCTTCTTTTTAATTGCTGTGTCGTCATCGACGTTACTCGAACTTCTTCCAGTTCTCGCGCAGCCAGTCAGTGACGTTGGCATGGCTACGCTTATCGGACGGCAAGTGCAGCTTAATGAGGCGTTCAGCTTTCAATGCGACACCTGATTTACCAGAGCCATAATCGTTAGCAAACTTGTTAACGAAGTACAACATCTCATACGACTCGCTGCGGTTCAGCAAGCTGCTGTCCGGCGTGCCACGAACCTTTGGGTTGTCGTCGCCAGTTGCCCTTGGCGAGTAAGAGTGCTTCAAGTCGCCTACCGTTAGGGGGGAAGAATGATGGTCCGCCATGTGTCGGCTCTCCTAAAACGAACTGGGCTTAGAGTAATTCTAGCTCATCAGTACGGATCGGAAGTTGTGACTTAAAAAGCAATTTCAATAGCCCGAATGCATTTTTGTAAGAAAGTGAGCATTTTTATGCTGAGCGGGTACTTGCCGTCGACTTTGTGATTCGTCGTAGCCTTTTGGGCTACCCTCACATGTTAGCGACCTGCTGCCTGTTGTAATATTTCGACTAGTCAACTTCTATGGTCGCTTTATGACGATTGCAGATTGGTCACAGGTAGTCTCAGCGGCGGCCACTACCGCATCTGTGTTGGCAGCACTATGGCTTGCTCGGCGAGGCGAGTCTCAGAGGCTGCGCTTCTACACGAGTGTGGCACGAATAATCACCGTCGGGATGCAACCGCGTACTGCTGAAGAAGCAATTACGAACCATCTTAGGCTTACTATCGTGAACGCAGGAGTACTTCCGGCGCATGTCCAAATTGTCTTTTTTCAGGCATGGTTAAAGACCTCAGCTCGCTGGAGTCAGGTAGTCACGCCTGAAGGTGCTCAGCTTCCAGTTGTACTCAATCATGGTGAGCAACTATCACTGACAATGCCTGTTTATGGGGCCAGGCTTCCAACAGGTTCGCTGCTTGCCTGGTGGTGGCAGTTCAGAAAAGTACAATTTGATGTTCGGACCACGCTTGGAACTACTACCGTTCGTCTAAAGTGGTCGGAACTCAAGTGGCTAAGGCGGGCCGTCATGGAAGCGCGCAGTCTTGACTAACATAGACGGCGTAGCTTTCGGCGTAACTTCTAAGATACAGTCTCCAGCCTTATAGGAGGAAGCACCCATGCATCATGGGTCCTGTAAAAAAAGGCTGCAGCCAGAAGCATGCAGCCCTATCACTTACCTAATGGTCGTAGTGGCTGAGATCAACAGTTAGGCCGGCTTGAGTCCGACCCATCGCCACGTAGTTACTGCGGCCATCGTAACCGCATGCTTCCTGCCAGTCATGGCCGCGCACGTCACTGCGGCAGTGTACACCTTGTCAAAAGTGTTCGGTCCAAAGTAATTGTATTCGCCTGGAGACATCTTATAACGGATGCCGTCATCGCCCAGGATCGTGTCCACAATTCCGTTGTTGCCAAGGAATTGAGCGAGGTTCACGTAGTCTGCCCACGTGGCGTCGTGAAGTTCGACGCGAATCGAATATGAATTCATTGCTGACTCCGATACATCAATTTTGATCAAGGTAGTTACCTTGAACGAGATTATTAGAATAAAATGGAGTCCTGAAACCAACTGGTCTCAGGACGGCTCAGCTCAGTGGTCTCTTCTGATCATATGGGTCTTAGCCATATTTGATCCCTGCCTTTCTAGCAACATGCTAAACCGCCTCTCACAGCGGCTGGGTCAATTCTCTAGGGGGCTGGAGTGGTTTGCCGACCGCTCTGCCCCCAACCTTTTCCCGAGCAAAAACACTATATCTAGTGCTTATCCCGAGATATGGACTAATTGTATGGTCTGCTTTGCGATTGAGGCAAGCTAATAAACGATCATTTTTTCTGTTTTTTGGCGCGCGCTGTCTTGACTTTTCAGTACCAACAGACGGTAGCGGAGTACGCGGTGAGCGAGCACTAACAACCGAAATAGTTATAACTGAGGCATGCCTGGATGCAAGCTCAATTTGATTTCGTAAATTGGCATCTTGCAATCATGTCAACTGGCGTTCGAAGTGAATCGAACTTAGTTGAGAGGGAGGGATGGGCGACGTCGGGTTATGGAAGAGATGAACTTCCAAAATTTGGAACTCATATTCCAAAAAGACAAAAGGGTTACAAGTTGAAAACTTGTAACCCTTTGATCTTACAGCGAATTCGGTGGGGTGGCTGATGGGACTCGAACCCACGACAACAGGAATCACAATCCTGGACTCTACCAACTGAGCTACAGCCACCACTGACTTTCTTTTCTGTCTCTGCATTGCCGAGACAGAACGAGATTATAAGGGCTTCATCCCGAACTGGCAAATTTAAATGTGCACTCCGGATGCCGGGGCCGGCGGCCAGCCTATTGGCAGGGGCAGCGCCACCTCGTGGACCGGCGGACCGATGCCCAGCAGGCTGCGAAACGCCGCCGTCAGGGCGGTGGCGCTGGCGCTGGTATAGCCGGTCAGGCCGGCGGGGATGGC